TGTGCAGCAGGGGCAAATGCACCTTGAAAGAAAGGGTTTCCACCTAGATAAGCACCGCCCAAAGTTCCCTGTAACTGTTGTTGAGCAAGACCAGTTAAAGGACTACCTGCCAAAGCACGAGTCTCTAAGGCTTGAACGCCAGTTTGCGTAGTTTGCGAGGGTGCTACAAAGGTTTCGCCTGTGTAGTATTGTGGGCCACCGCCCTGATAAAGTTGTTGCGCCTGTCCTAAACCATATGTTAAATATGGTGCAAGTGCAGGGTCAACTTGTGATGTGGTAGTAGTAGCCATCTTTACTCCTAAAAGTTCGGATTCCGAGATGGGTCATCCACGGAATCCATTATACATAAATTATTAAAATTAACCAATAATTGCATACCGATATGTCTTATTGGCAGTCGAATTTGCAAAGTGGGTAATCGTAGCCGTACCCTGTCCTTGGGAACTGGCGTAAATGTTAGTCAATGCTGACGGAGAGATGTAGTTAATCGTAGTAATCAAAGACGCTGTAGAGGGGTAATTTGTGCCAGCAGCGTAGGCTTGAAGACTTACTAATGCGTTATCCGCTTCCCACCAAAGTTCAATGTAATCATTGGCATTTAGACTTAAATAGTAGTTCCATCCAACCAAACCATGACCATCAACTGAGCCATGCTTGCTAGGAATAGCAAAGAATCCTGTTGAGCCAGTAAGATTCGTTCCGTTAACTTTTATCCAAACCCTAACGTCATGGTCTTGCGAGTCGGTATTCTCAAACTGACCAGACCATTGGAAATTGTAAATTCCTGTGTTTTTGACATTTAAACGAGAACTATTGGATAAAGTTATGCCATTAGAGTAATCAGTTGTGTCCATTGTCATTGCATAGGCAGTATTTGCCGCAGCAATAGTTTGGTCAACAAGGCTTTGGAAAGCCCCATAAGGCATATAGTCCACATTAGCCGCAGCAGAGGCAGGGGCAAAGAGGATAACGCTTTCTGGGCCTATCCTTCTGTCTGTCAAAGTGGTAGTGGTAGCACCACCAGTTGCCAGAGTCAAAGTCCCTGTGTTATTGGTCTTTCCGTCCATGATGCCACGGACTACTTCAGCCACAGCCCTCTGGTCACCACCAAAAGCAGGTAGGCTTCTAAACATCAGCGAACCCCTTGTGGAGTTACATCCACATCCACGGAGATAGCGTTATTCCAATTAGAACCAGTAGGAGTCACTTTTAGCCTGTGGTATCTACCTGCGCTTCTCAAGGAAACACGATTCTCTGAACTAGCAGCCACCGCAGTATTAAAATTTACGCCTTGGTTTAACAGGGTACGAGAAGCAATAGCCACAGTCGCAGAACCATTGTCAACAATAGGTCTAGCTAGGGTTACTACTGAGTTAGCACCAATGTCCAAGTCGCCAGTAGAAATTACGGCTGTTTGATTAGCACCTGTGAAACTCATCACACGAGTAGCTAAAGTACCACCTAAGAAATACTTACCACCAATAAACAACTGTGAGTCTAAACTTGTGGTTAAGGCATCAATAGAAGCAGAAAGACTGTCCAATTGTTCAAGCGTTACAGACGATGTAGAGGCTTCAGACAAGAAGTCAGTCCCTGCATCCCCATAAGTCCACTTCTGCGTCTTAAAGTTGTAAATCAAAACGCTTCTGTTTCCGTTAACAGTTTTGTAATTCCAGATTACAAGTTTGCGAATTGGGTCAACAGCAGCAGACATGGTTTTAAAGTCAGATTCAGAAGCATCTTGTAGAAAGAATCTATCTACCTTTTCTGCGCCAATAGCTGTGACGTTCTGTCCATCACACATATAGAAACCATCGTCCGACAAAAAGAAAGTTACACCTTGGTATTGTGCAATTGAGCCAGAAGCCATGCAACCCTTGCCACGAGAGATGTTGTCAAACTGGAATATAAACGGAGTACCAACGTAAGTCATTCGGTGAATGGCTCGCTCTAAAAGAACAAGACCAAACTCACCACCACGAATTCCTACAATCTGTCCACCATCAGGAATATCCTGATAATCAGACTGAGTGTTTACATCCTCAACCCAATCAGTTTCATTGTTCAACGCAGACCATCTCACTCTGTACTGCTGTTGTGCAGATGATTCATAAGTGTTTGCACAAACCACAAAATCACGCACCACAGTAATGAATTTAGCAATAGGCGCACTAGCCGATAAGTCAGCAAACGATGTAGAAGTTCCTAGCGTCCATGCTTGTAGTTTCTCAGCGTTATTAGTAGAAATAACAGTCTTACCAAACTGAGTAAAACGAACCCTATCGTTAGCACCAGTTGTCATGCCAGTTTTAACCTGATTGATAACACCTACACCACTTACTGTATAAATCTTAGTTGCACCAGCAGCAAACAAGGCAGTATCACCATTGGGTTGCTTGGCAGCATAAAGAGAAGTTAAATCCTCGGCAGCGTTACTTGTGGAGAACGTAACTGGTGCAGGAAATGGGCCATACCCGATAGCCTGAGAAACCACATTCTTAGCGTCAGTCAACGCACCAGATACGCTAGGCTGGTCAGGCATCCACTCACCAAAAGTTAGTTTTGTCGTAGCCATGTATTACTTCCTTGCGCTTGAATTGTCCAATCGTTGTCGTTAGCAGCAACTGGTGTCCATGTATTTGAATCTGTTGAAACAACAGTCCAAGTGTTTGAGTCTCCGCTTACTGGTGTCCAAGTGTTGTCATCTACGACAACAGGAGTCCAGTTATCACCAAGAATATGACCATCAGCAATAATTGTAGCTAAACAAACAACTGAAGCCGTACCAGCTTGAATATGAGTTGCATTTGCTGTAACTTGAGCAGTAACTTCAATGCTTGCACTTGCAAACTGAACACGGATAGCATCACAAACAACAGTTGCTATTGCGTCTATTCCTACTGTTGCGTTCTGTACTCGTATGCCTTCACATGAAGCACTAGCAGCACAATCTATACTTGCACTAGCGTATTGAACCCTTGTAGCATCTGCTGTAACAGTCGCTGAACCATTTACTGCCCCTACACCATTCTGTACCCTTATAGCATCGGCTATAACGCTTGCGGACGCAGTTACAGACCCATAGGCATCCCATAGGGTTACAGAGGTTGTATAAAGTGGACTATCGAGTGTGAGTGTTAAGTCATCAATGCTTGACTTTAATTGGTCAAGCGAGTCAATTGTCCACGGAGGTAGTAAGTCAGCCATCTCACGCCAAAGTAACGCTCAATGAACCAACAGCAATGCGGAACACATCACCAGTTGCAATAGTCTTAGATGCGTCTAATGGTGTGTGATACAACAGATTACCTGTAGTCAAAGCATCACGGATACCAATATAGGCAACAGTACCCCAAGCACTTCCAGCTTGAGGAAACTCAATAACAGCAGAGTTAGTAGAAGCACCATTACTAGGCGCACCAAAAGTAATTGACTGACGAGCATAGCTAGTACCAGATACTTCTGTACCTGTGTCAGCGTCTGTAGGGTCAGATGTGTATAAAGCAAGATACACAGTCGTTGGTGCTGTGTATGTAGTTGCTCTCAATGTGCCGTTAATCAGCGCATTTTCGAGATAGTTACTCATTTCAGCCATAGTTTCACCTTGCAGTTAATTTCATTGCTAACGGAACACCAGAGTATTGACCTTCTTCGTCAGACTTGGTGAGAGAGGATATTGCTCTGTCATACATAGAACCCCATGTATTGATACGAGCATCGTTCATTAGATAAGGCTCTGCTTCAACCAATGCGCCATATAGCAAACCATCAGGTGCAACATTTAGAAAAACATTGCTTGCGTTACTGCTAGACAGATATGGAGGCGCAGCAAAGTAAAGCATCTTTAGCGTATAGATGCCATCAGGTGCAGGTGCTACTTGAAACTCAGAAGCAAGAATAGTGTAAGACTTAGGAACGCCAACTTCTGATGTTCTTGGGTCATTAGATAACGATGAGGGACTAGAGTAACTCAATGGTTGAATTGGGTTAGTCATCACTACAAAATCACGAATCTCTAGGAAGTCGCTAGGTAATTCTACAGTTGCATCACCAGAGACTGTGCTAGTTGTTACAGACTTGAGCATCTGACGAATACGCAGTTCTCTACGCAAACGATTTTCAGCCAGAGTAATAAAGTCTGGAATGATGCTTGTCAAGTCAGACCTAGCCAAATAGTTGGCTATTGAAGTCTGCAAGTCAGAATAAGTTGAGAGGCTCATACCACTCCAGTTCTAGTGCGCCATGCACGATTCATTGGGTCATTTAACCAAGCAGCAAAACGCTTGTCATCAAGAACAGCAAAGCCACGCATGATTCCTTGTTTGTTCAAGTCATCAATGACTGTCATAGGAATAGACGCAACCTTATTGCCAAACAATTGGTCAGACCATCTTGCTCTCTCGTCATACGAGTTATATTCTTTTTTGTTCTGCTCAACAATGTCAGAAACATCCTGACGAGTTTGAATAACGATGCCACCTTCGCCATCAGCATGGACAGCAGTTTGTCTAAAATTGGTAGGATTTTGCATAGCCTAATTCTATCAGTTTGAGTAGAAAAGAAAATGCCCCAGAGGGTTAGTCTGAGGCATTTTTTGGGTTACACCAGATTAAGGAGTAATGTCGGCAATGATGCCATGTGCAGCTTGGTTCTTAACTTCCAATGTGTACTCACACAGCAACTGTGTGGACTCATTGTCGCCAGTAACAGCCAATTCGTTGGTCTGGAAAGGACGCAAATAAGCAATAGCAGCCATGTCAGGGTCAAGGATGAACGCTGTCTCGTTACAGCTATTGGTAGATGTCATGAACCTGTTGGGAACAATTGAGATTGCACCGAAATCTGACAGGTAAACATCTGCTGCGCTGACGATAGTGGTAGGGGTATTAGATGGGGCCATGAAACGCTGTGCAGCGATACCAGCAAACGCTGATACCAATTGCTTGTGTGCAGGGTTGACCATCAACACTTTAGGATTACCACCAGAAGCGTAAACTTCTTTGATAACAACTTTCAAAATGTCTTCTGTGAAAGTACGATTTGTACCATCAGTACGAGCAGTAGTGCCCAAGTCACCAGCCACGCCAGAAGTACCGCCATCATAGTTGGAATTCAACCATGCTTGCAGACCACCCAATTTACGAGCAGTAGAACTGTTGCCGTTAGTGGCAGTCTGATTGCTCAACAGGGTTGTTTCCATGTCACGCTTGATTTCGCTAGAAGCC